TGTCATATACTGGTTGCACCGTCTTATATGATGTGCCAAAATTGGACTCAATTTTCCAGAATGTCCGTCAAGTCTGTGATATAATCGACCAGAAACCAACAACCGTCATAATTAAAGTCTATTTATGGTACAGTGCGACCGACACTTGTGCGTATCTTAATGCCATGTTTGACGCAATCAAACTTTTTCAGAACAAATACATCTTCTACAACAAAGAACAGATTGATCATTTATCATCCGAGGTGTATTTGTTTTGCTCCGACGTTGACACTCTCACGACCACCACCAGCGACGTGCTTGATTTCATTGGCTGCGTTCTTGCTCAACGCCAACGCGTGAAGCAACTTGACATTCACAACAACTTCTATTACTCGCACCAACGCATTGACGTCACGCAAAAACATATCGACGATCTCATCTCTGACTACGGCTACAGTGCTGAGGGCATATTCATTGATTGCATCAAGAAATTAAGGGAAGCTAAACCGTGCATTGTCGACGTTGACTATATACAAGGCGTTTCTGGGTCCACTAAAAGTGCACACATTAAAAGAACGTTTAAAACCAATGAGACCTTAGTCGTAGTGCCAAACGAAAAGCTGTTGACCGAGTACCGTTCCCTGGGTTACCGTTGTGTCACGACCCTGACATTTATCGCTCAATCACCTGCCACTTGCAAAAATCTTATATTTGATGAATACTCACAATTTTGGTGCGGCGTTTTAGCTTGTGCACCGAACAACACTGCAATATACATGTATGGCGATGAGGAGCAAATCGGGCAAGTTGATTTCAACAAGTGTCACGGTGACGAAAAGTACAACTTTCCGGTGGTTTGCGCTAACATCAGTATGCGCTGCCCGTACGACGTGGAAAAAATCGTGCGTGAAAAAACTCAACACAAAACTTTCGTGTCGAATGGCACATATTGCAACTCGATGTACCAGTTCAGCGGCCGCGTTTTGGCTAAAACAATCATTGTCGCCACACAAAACGCCAAATCGACCATCATGCACAAGTACCCTTTAAAGGATGTGATGACCATACAAGAGATCCAAGGCTCAACCGTTGCGGACGCCGCCGTCTACATTGGTGACCAAGCGGACTTCAGCGAGCTCAAGAAAAAACAATGGCTCTACACTGTCATCACACGACACACACGCAGCCTCATGTGGTTTGGTGACACCGCACTCATCCAACAATTCTTCAACATGGCCAACTACATTCCCGTCAACCTCGACAAATCCCTCGTCAACATACAGAACATGGCTATCTATGAGCCACCTAAACCAGCACCTCAACCACAATCCGGTGATAGCGCAATTATAGCTTCCGAAAAACCGAACTATGATGTGTTGCCACTCGCCGAGGATGCACTCAGCAAAGTGTTGATTAAGAAAAATGACACCACTGAAACAACCATCACTGACCTCATATACCCCAAAATCGAAAGTGGGAAATTGCGCATAAACACCGCAGCATTACTACCAACTTTCATCAACACAAACGGGCAGCTACTGGGTAACAAGAGATTCTGTAAAGCTTATTCGGTGCGCGACGCCCCACTCGCCATACAAACGCTTGTTGGGCGTTATCAAAAGCGTACAAGAAACGTCGGCTCTGCTACCTTATACAAAGAAATGAAGAAAGGTTTCTTGCAAGCATGTAATATGAAGGATAGCCGTGAGCTCAGCAACTACTTGAGGCCAACATATGAGGAGCTTGTGTACCACGCCAAAGAATACATCATCACCGCCGAACAAAAGAATATGCCTGATCGCGAAATTGAAAAAATATTCACTGAATTGTTTGAGTGCGGCAAGCGTGAGCAAGTCGACTTCCACATGAAGCAACAAATTAAATATCAGGAAAAATGCTTTTGGGACGCCGCCAAGAAAGCTGGCCAGGGCATTAGTGCTTGGAAAAAAAACAGCAACATCGTGCACGCAGCCTTCTCTCGCCACATGCAACAACGCTTTATCAAGCTATTCAACGGTAAAGCTACACGTGTTTTGTTTGCCTGTGGGTACTCGGATCGCCACATCAGTGAAATGGTTCGCAGTGCTTACCAACAGTGCGGTTTTAAACCAAAAAGCACACTCAACGACTTTAGCGAGTACGACAGTAGTGTTGGTGATGCTTCCATCGATTTCGACTGCTGGCTTATACGCATGTGCGGTGCACCCAGCCACATCGTCGACGACTTCAAGAAGAGGCGCAGTTGTTGGGATGTCAGCTTGAGGACCAACGGTGCTGAACCAGCATCTGCCTCCGGTGTTTGTTACGACAAGCAAACTTCAGGTAATATGTACACACTGGTGCTAAATACAATGAACAACATTGCAATCGTTTACGCCATACTTGAAATGGACGACATAGTGTTAAACTTGTTTAAAGGTGATGATTCCGGCATCAACGCACGCGATATAAGAATACGCACTGAAATGCAACAATTATTCATGCAGGGTGGATACAAGTTCAAAATTGCCACCACTGAATGCCCTGAGTTCGCAACGTTCTTTTATGGCAAGTATGGTTTCTTCCCGGATGTATATCGTAAATGTGCCCGCCTCCTATCGCGTGTCATACCTAATGAAGCAGAATTTGAGCAGCTCATGCGCAACGTCGAAAACGACATGTCTGTCATACTCTGTGATGAAGCCATCGAATACTACTCTGCCATGTCCGTGATGCATTATTTCAATCACGGTTTCAACATCACTCGCGGTGACATATACAACTGCTACAACTTCCTACGACATGCACGCACACAACTCAACTGGAAGCAAAAATACGACACCGAAAGTTGCATCACATACTTCAAAGAAGGGGGTATGTGATGCCCCATCACACTCCTGTAAATAGTCTTTAATCTATCACTAACTTTTACTACTACTAATCATAATCATTTTACATGTCATATTTCGACGAACAACTCTTAAATGGACAAACCGAGGGAGGAAAAGCCTGGCTCGCCAAATACGTACACCCACCTTCCGCCAGACCTAGTAACTACAACGGTTATCCTGATCGATCCACCAACCCGTGCGTCCACCTCGAATACCGACTCACCGGCGAGCGCATACCAATACTGCCAACCAACCAACCTGACGTCTTCAGTGAGATTCGACTTCACTCTCCTGGATTTTTCAACCCCGTGTACCACGCATCAAAAGCCACACCATTCGAGGACAACGTGTTCATCCCATGCGTCAAAAACGAGCAAGTAACCGTTGCTGAAGCAACTCGCAATTTTTCTCGCGGCCGTTTATCCTACATGAGTACCACCTACGAGCTCGACGCCACCGCTTTCAACAATACCGGCATGTGTTACGCAGCACAAATACAACCTACCGTCACTGAGGTGTCAGTTTTACCGTTCGTTGCAACGTATATCAACGATCATCTTTCTGACCCGGAAGCACCGAACTTCGCACAAAAGACCAAGCGTTTGTTCGACTTTATAGTCTCCACCTGCCGCATGAAGCATCACAATGCACTCAAACTACGTACAATGGTTGGCGCCGTTACTCGCAATGCTGACCGCTTCGACTGGGACTTAATCACCGAAGCTCACAATTTCGGCTCGATACCATTTACCACGACCATCATACAAATCGTCGCCTTAGGTCGCGTTATCACGCAAGCAACGGACATCACGATGACTAGCCCTAAGTCGTACACCGCTCGTTCCACCGAGGGCGCCTTCATGGTGCAGCAGGTCACCGA